CCAAACAAGTTTGCAAAAGGTCAAGGATCAGGATATAACAAAACCAACTACAGATACTAATTTGTAGTTCAATGGTATGGCGGAAGTTTTTTTAGAGCAGCGAATCATATTACCTCTTTCCCTTTCTGGTAATGCTCCCTCTTATTTGTTTTCTTCTGCCATGCCTTTAAAAAAATGACATTTGAATTTGGCATAGGTATGTTTGCATACAGTATGATCTGTCTTATGATAGGTCTTACAATTATTTATTTAGTAATAAAAAATTTAAAATGAAAATTACAGACATAGACAAAGAGATTAAGAAGAAGATTGTAGCAGATCGTCAAAAACAATATGGCGATTACCAATACAATTTTACTATACTTGCAGAGCTTTTTACCTTAATATTAGCACCCAATTTAAAAAAAAAATTAAGACCATACCAAGTAGGACAAATAATGATGACACTCAAATTATTCAGGAGTACCAAGGGTTATAAGGCAGATAACTATCACGACCTATCCATCTATAATGATATGACCTTTGACCTACACAAAAAAGATATAGACAAAAGAGATAAAAATGGTTAAGTATTTAAGAATTAAATCTGGCGAAGCTAACTTTCAGTTGGTTGAAAGATTTGATGAAGTTAAGAAAGCTGCTGATCCTAACGCACAAGGAGAGTATGTAGAATGTAAAGTTGAGAATATAAAAATAGACTTTACCAAAGTGAAAAAGGAGAAAGATGGAAGAGTTAAAGACTCGCCTTCAAAAGTACAGGGATCTTCAACAAAAGAAACATAAGAAGTTCCTGGAAGCAAAGCAGAAAGTATATAAGTATCAAAAAGATTCTTATAGATTGCTTTGGAAAATAGAGAAGGCAAAAGAACTTTTAATGACAACTAGATAGTCATTAAACTTATAGTTGAAAAAAAACAAACAAATCTGTAGGGGATCTATGACTTTAATAAAACAAGAGTTTCAAAAACATATAAAAAAAATAAACAACAACGATTTTATTTACAAACATAAGATCGCTTTTTATTTACTATCAGAGCAACAATATAAATTATATGAAGAAGGTTTTAAAGTTGGCTTTGAACTTGCACAACAAAAAATGTCAAATCATATTAGTGAAATAAAAAAGTCAAGTATAATACCTTTAAGTACAGAAAAAAAGATTATTGGTTATCAGTTTAAAAAACCTAAACGATCAGAGATAGATTCTGTGATTAATAAAGTTTGTATTAAGTATGAGGTAAGTAAGAAAGATTTATTTACTAAGACTAGAACCACAGACATTGTACGATCAAGAAACATTATTCATAATATATTAAATGAAAAATATAAGATGAGTTTGTCAGATATAGGTAGAATATTTAATCAAGATCATACTACAGTTTTAAATTCTGTGCAGATGAAACAATATAGAAGAAGGTTTTGGAATGAAGAGCAAACAATATGGCAAGAGTTTGACGAACTAACTAAGTCCTAGCGTAGTTTGGTTTCTTACCTGTTCTTGTTTTTCTTTCAGCAGTTTTCTTTCTTGATACAGCAGCACGTCTTTGTGCAGGTGTCATGGCTCTAGCTTTTGCAGCAGGTACACATTTAGGATAGTTACGTCTCTTCTCTCCTTTGCTCCTACCACATTTGGGAAAGCCACCACCTTTTTTAGGATTAGCAATGTCTACCCAATTAGCTCTGACCCAAGATCGTAAACCTTTAGACATTACTTTCTTTTTTTTCTAGTGCCTTTAGGTTTTATTCTACCACTACATACACCAGCAGCGTACATATTTGCATACGCTGATGGATATACTTTAAACTTTCGTTTAGCGGCAGCTTTACCTTTTGCACATAACTTAGCCATGTTTTTTTTGCACTGTAAACTTTGCCATCTTTACAGCTCCTTTGTGTGGTTTGTATGTACCCTTCATCAGTTTCAATGAGCTACCTTTTTTCATCCAATGAAAACCTTTTGGTGCTTTTACTGATTTAGTTGTCATACTCTTCTTTTCTTTTTACCTTTTCTTAACTTTACAAAGTCAGCTCCTGTGATCCTATCTCTAGGTTCAGCAACACGAGCTATCTTCATTTGTTTTTTGCTATACTTTTTTTTACCTTTACCTGGCATTAGTACATTCTTCCTTTTGCTTTTTTAGCTTTCTTTGCTTTCTTAGCTTTTTTCTTTGTCATTGGTTTTTTCATTTTATGTCCTGGCATTGTGCCTCCTTTTTTATGTGACAGTATTTATCAAAACAAGAACCATCTTTACCATCATGGCAAAAATACTTCTTACTATAAGTTATAATCCATCCACCCATGGTATTCAACAACTCTTTTTTGCACCATGTGCAATATCCACAGATAAACTCTCTGTATTTACTTTTGTTCCAAGTTTTTTTTTGTTTCATTTTTTGTTGCAAGAATACAACAGGTGTTGCAAACATACAACAAAATCTGCGACACTATGTAGCCAAATTGGTTATTGAATTAAATATCCAAATCGTATACAATAAATTATAAACAAATAGAAAGGTAAAAATGAAAAATAAAAAAGATGATGATTTCTTTCTTTGTTATGCAATAGGAAGAAGAGGAGTTGCTCATGCTTGGGGTAAAGGTAAAACTCAACAAGAGGCACAGCAACAATGTAAGTTAGCTGTAAGCGAAAGCATCAGAGAGAAACCATCTAAAATGAGACATAGACCTTATGCCTATATTGTTGGTCATAATGATTGGTGGTCTATAAATAAAAATTGGAGAGAGTTCTTTAATAGTTAATTAACTATAAGGCGATCTGAAATATGGTCGCCTTATTTTTTTTTTCACTCTTAATTTTACTACAAAAAAAAAGACTTGACAAGCATATCCAAATAGTATATACTATAATTAATTAAAAAAACAAAAGGAGCAAACAATGAAACAAAAAAAAAGAAAAGATAGAGTAGTTCATGTTAAAAAATATAAAGGTATAGATATATATCTTGATGAACTAACTAATGAAGTTCAATTATCTAAAGGAGATGGTTGGATGATTTTAAAAAAAGGTATCAAAGAAGTAAGAACTTGGGTTTCTGTAACTGAAGCTGAAAATTGGATTGATGCTGAATTAAAAGAAAGTAATCCTAGATGGTATCTTATGAATAAATAATTAATAAAAAATATTTAAGGCGATCAGAAATGGTCGCCTTATTTTTTTTTCTTTCTCTTACTAAAATTAGTAAAGTCCATTGTTAAAAGATTATTAATCTTTTTATTTAATCTATCAATATAATCAAAAAACATTTTAAATAATTTATCTAACACCTCCATCTTCGCCTCGCTTGTCTTAGTCTTGAGTTAGGATCTTTAGCAGCTTTAGGAAATCTTTTCATTTGACCTGCTGATCTTGCACAAAAAGATTTACGTCTAGCTTTTTCTCTTGCTGTCAATCCACTCTTCTTTGTTACAGCAGTTTTAAGTTTTGATCCAGGATTTTCTCTTCGGTATCTTGCAACACCAGCTTTAGTCATACCTGCACCAGACTTGGTTGATCTGTAATACTTTTTACTTCTTGGTGGTTGTTTATCTCTTCTTCTCATTATTCTAGTATAAGTGATTTGATAGATTTTTCACCCATATAAATTTCTGTTTCTGCAAGTGATTTTATACATTGATATTCTATATTTTGTGATGCACCTCTCGAAGCAACCCTCTTACCTTTAAGACATTCAGACATAGAGTTTTGTATTCTATGTTCCTTGATCTCTCCATTAACAATTAATAAAAGTGCTATAACAATTTCTTGCATTAGTGTGTACCATTTGTATATTTCATTTCTCTACTTGCATCTTTTAATTTTTCAATATCATTTAATGCTTTTTCTAATTGTTTCTCAACGTGTTCAAGCATTACTTGATTATGAATATTTTTATCTAATAACTCTTGATGCTTTTCTATTGTTTCGTACAAATCTTCAAGTAATAAAAACTGTTCTTTATCTACTGTAGTCTGTTCACTCGCTTTTAATAGATCAGCGTTCATTAGTTCTCTTGATGTTTCAAGTGATGTAAGTCTAGCAGTAATCTCTGTGTAAGCAAAGATACCCATAGATATAGCTATTATAATACCAATCATGTTTTTGATTGGCATTGCAACAGATGTATTCTCACTTACCTTCATTACATTCCACCTCTGTTCTTACGTTTGTAAGATCGTTTCTTATGTTTATTCATACTGCTCATCTTTACTCTACCACCACCAATGCTAGTTCTTTTTGGTATTCTTTCGTGAGGTATTTTTTCTACGTTGAATTTTTTTCTTGCCATATCCTTGTTGCGATAAGTGTGTTACCTTTTTACTATATTGTTGTACAAAATTATTTTTTACCATTTCTAAATATTTGTGTTCCTTTTATACCAAAAATACTTGCCACGACAAGAATCCATAAATTTGTAAACCATCCTGGAAGGTTTTGAAAATGCTCAAAAAATAAATTAATTTTATCCATAGCTGCTGCATCATCTGAGAATACACCATACGCTAAAACTAAAATAGGCAACGTGAGTATGATAAGAACTACCTCATCCTTGTAGTCGTTTTGTCTAGCTTCTAAAAGTTTACCTTGATATTTTTCTTCACCACGAGCTTGACGTTCTGCGTGTAATAGTTGTGCATCTGACATTGCAACTTTTGCTTTTTGTTTGTTTGCATAAATTTTTGATCCAGCATTGATTGCTAATTTAATTGCACTTAACCACATATCATCTCCAATTTTTTAGTTCGTCTAACATTTCTTTAGCATCTTTTATTTCTTTTAACAATTTTTCTACCTCATGTACAATGTTAGGATGCTCACCAACACCAACAGGATTTTCCATATAAACTTTTATATTAGCTTCTGCTTGAGCCATTTGTGCTTCATATTTTTTTTCTAAAGCATCTACAATAACATCTTTATAGCTAGGCATTATACTATTTCCCTAGCTGAACCTAATATAGGTTTATATTTTGTTTTACCTTCTGATCTATATGCGTGTAAAAATGATGCACGTCTACCTTCAGGTATCCAACTACAATGTATCCAACCTGAGTTAGGTTCACCTGGAGTGTAGAACTCAAGGATGAGCTGGTCTGGCGTAAGGTTAGATTTAATCCAATCAAAAAGTTCAGCGTTGTCTGTGCCAACCACCTCAAAGTCTGCCGCCTCAGCTTTGGCGTGTTGCGATCTAGCTGAACTACCAATAGCTGTACATAATTCTACACTACGAAATCCGCTAGTTACTTTGACTCTACCAAAATGATCACGAACTGGTTGTAAAATATTTTCACAAAGTAATTTTAATTTTTCTATTTGATCTGCATTAGGGTTATTATCTATACCTTTACGAATAGCAGTGTCTGATTTGGTAAGCTCTAATAAAGAGAAGTTACGAGATAGTTGCATAAATTATTTTTACCTTTAATTTTTTTTGTTCCAAAGTTCTTTGACGATTAATAAGAGACCCTTTAGTTTTTCTCTTATAACCATCTTTAGCTTGATAATCTCGTTTTCTAAAATTTTTAGTTTTGACATCATAAGCAGTATACTCACCTGTAGTCATATTTAAAGTCACAATATCTATAGGTCCAAGTCCTCCAAGTGGTGTAAATACAAGTATATTGGGGTCTTTAGCAAATTCAAGCTGTGCTGCAAGTTCATTAATAATTCCAACAACTGCTTTTTTACGCCTAGCCATTCCATTTAAAGAAGCCAATCATAGCTCCTACTAAACCTGCTAAAAAAATTAATACGTTTATTGCACCCTTTCCTTTGTTTATATCTTTTTTTAAATTTTTAATATCTGTTCTCATTTCATCTATAGCTTTGAATAATGTTTTCATTCTTTCCGCACAGATCGCTTCGTGTTTAGATATTCTATGACCTAGTGATGCTTGTACTATGTCATCTGTTTTCTTTTTTCTAGGCATCTTCTTCCTCTAAATTTTGTTCTATGCAACCAAATCTTACATAGAGTTTATCTTTTTCAACTAGCTCTCTATCCATTTTTTTTATTGTAGAACCAGCAATACTATAACCACTTATCCCACAATCATAAAAATTATTAAATTCAATACCAGCTCTATAAGGTTCTTGACAAGATCCTGTAAGAGCTGAACATAGTTGCATAATTAAAATATATTTCATAACTACCTTGCGTTATTTGGTACACCATTAGAATTTACAAAAGGCGATTCTGCAAATGCCATAAAAATGTATGTTCCACCTGAAGCGTTAAATTCTTCATCACTTGATCTAATATTTACTCCATTTGAAATAATATCTATTGTTTTTCCTGAATTAACATTTTCAGCACTACTTTGATCTGCTCTTAACTTTGCATCTGTTACATTAAAAGTGTTTCTTTTATTATCAAACATATACCAATTATTTGTAACATCTGTCCTTTTTCCGATAATCCAAGCTGGTTTGAATCCTGTATAAATAAAATTTTGACTTCCCCCATTTCCTCTGTAGCTTCCAAATTTTGAGTAGCCTTTTTTCTCTGCGAAGCAGTAGGCTATATAATTTCTGCTACTTCCACTTGAATAATTTGAACCATCTACTGAAAAAACACTTGAAGTAGGTGTAGTATTATTTATAAAAGCATTTGAAAATACAGCATTATTTGCATTTAAAAAGGTGCTTTGATTATTGCCAGTTGCTTGATGATATACAACCCAATCATTCGCTGTGTTTGTCAAAACTTTAATTATAATTATAGATGGTGCAGAAGATAGTCCATGACCAACTGTTCCAGCACTCCCTGTTCCTGTATAAGACACAATACTAAATCCAGCTGTAGTGTTAGCAGATACAGTTGAGGTTATAGATCCATCTGTGTTTGATGAGCCAGTTCCACCAGCTTTCCAGTTCCATGCTACATAAGTTTGTCCACTTTGATTTACTGCATTACCAGAGCCAATAGTAAAACCATCACTATCTATTGATTCAGCATTGTTTACATCTTCACTTTCCAAAATATTTAGATTTGGATATAAAAGTTTTGGATATGTTCCTGATCTTAATGTATCTATTAATCTGTGATCGAAAGTTGTTGTTCTGCCTTTCCACCAGACCATATCAGGTGCAAATCCGACACCTGTTATACTTCTTGATGAATTTCCATCACCTGTCCAAAGAATTGTGTTGAAGAATTGTGTTGGGTCGTCAAGACCATTCGTATATGACATTATCCAAACTCCGCTAGGTTTTTTGTGTTAAGTGCATAATATCCTGATGGTACAGCATATTCAAAGTTTCCATAGCCATTACCATCACTATTTCCTGATGAGATTGAGTAAGATGGAGAGCCAAAATTAAACTCCCAATTAGCAGTTGCACTACTACTATTTCCAATACCAACAGGAAATATAAATTTATTATCAAAGTTTGATGTTAAATTTACAGCACTTCCTGATGCACTACCATTTTTAGTAAATGTGACAGTTCTTGTTCCACTATCTAAATCAAGAGCAACACCAACTATATCATTTGTTGCTAGACTACTAAAAAAACTTGCTGTTTCTGTTCCATCAACTGTTTTTCTTCCATTTGCAAAATATGTTATCATTCCTGTTTCATCATAAACTGTACTGTCATTAAAATTAATATCTTCAACACATATTCCTGTAAAAGCATTAGCACTATTTCCTGTTGTAATTTTACATTCCCAATACCATTTACCACTTTGAACACCTATTGTTGCTGGTACTCCTGTCCAAGAGCCAGGATGCACTGCTTTTAAGTTACCCTCAGAAAATGTTATTGAACTTGGTGCTTTAACTAAAGGATTTAATGTTGCAAAGTTATTTGTGCAGGTATCCGTGCTTTGGTCTATGCTAGTTAAATTATTTACAGTAAAGTTATTTCCATTTCCTGATACATCTGCACCTAGTGAGCCTGAGTTCTCGAAATCTAAATAGAATCCATTTGTGCCAAAGGTTAAACCTGATACATCAATGGGTTTCCATATTCCGCTATCTTCGTCAAACTCTCCAAATGATGTTGGTGCTAAAGCTGATCCATCAATCATAACTGCCTCTGCTATATAGCCATCAAAATTTTGAGTTGTTACATCTGTTCTTTTTCCTATAGCATGTGCTACAGTATTATTAAAAGTTGTATCTGCATTTTGTGATGGATATTGTTCTGTGCCAAATGAAGTTTCTTGCACACCATTTATATATAATTTATTTCTATTTGAATTTGTTGATTGTGTAGTATCTACTGCAACAACTATATTATAAAAAGCTGAAACATCTCTAAATACTCTATTTGTTATTAATTTTGCATTAGTACCACCAATTTTTAATTTTACTTGTAAAGTATCATCTGTATTAAAAACTAATCCACAATTATCATTACTATCTACTCTACTTTCAAAAAAGTGTTGAACATCTCCTGTTTGATTTGATATTTTTGATCTTTTTAACCAAACTGAAAAAGTAAATGTTCTTCTATTTCCAGCACTACTGGGAGTTTTACTTAAACCTTGATTACTTGGTTCATCAAATCTTAATGAGTTAGCAACTTCATATCCTGTATCTTTTATGGAGTTAGTTCCAAGTATTAATGGCATAACAAAATTCCTTTTGTTATTCTATTGTTTAATTGAATGTTTGTTATGAAATCTAACGATAGCATTAAATCTCCTCTGGAAATTCTGCTAGTGGTCTTGTTTGAGTTCCATCTTCTTGTGTCGTATATTCGTATAATGCTTTTAGTTCATCAACATTAGTACAAGCATCTATTTGAGTTTCCATTTCATTTGATTTTGCTCTTACATCTGCTCTAAATGTTGTGATATTGCTTGGCACAGAATAATCAGCAACTTCACTAGCTTTTACTACATACCAATCTGTTGGTGATAATAATCCTGATGCTTGTTGTTTTACAATTCTTTTTTTTTCTGTTTTTAAACCATAATTAATTACTTGGTTACCATCATCATCTAAAATATTTTCTCCATCTTGATCTACTGCATCTTCATCTTCTAATCTTTTTGGTGTAGCTGTTCCCCATGATCTTGTAACTTGATTGTCTGCAAAATTATATTCTTCGTTTGTGTTTATGTAATATGCTTCATCTTTTTTATTTGTAGAATCTGTAATTACTTCATAGATACCTATGTTATTTAGTTCTGACTTTGACCATAATTGAAATATTTTAGCTGGGTATCTTACATCTCCTATAACTATAGATTTAGGATTTGTAATAATTTGTTTTACTTCGTTATTTTCTACTATTGCATACATATCTTAACTCTCACTTAAATTTAATGTTCTACCTACTTCTTGCCATACAGCACCATTATATCTAAAAACTAATATATCAGTTTTACCATCTGTTGAAGTAAATGTTGGTGCAGTTGAAGCCGCAAATTCAAACACAGTATTAAATGCGATTGTGTGTGAACCATTGTAATTAATCTCTAAACAAATAAATGAACCTTCTGTATTATTTGTTGGTGCAGCAAAAGTAGTATTTTCTGTTGTTAAATGATATGCGTTTGGTTTAGCTTGTGTATCCCACGCTACTGCATTTGATGAAGATGTTAATGCTTGTTGTGGAATATAAGCTAGATCGTTAAATTTAATAGTTCCTGTACCCTTTGTTGTAAATTCTATACCAACATTACTATCTCCACCTGTTGCAGAAAGAACAGGATTGTTTCCTGTAGCTGCATTGGCAATAGTAAATTCATTAACAGCTGAACCTGTAGCTGTTAAATTAACTAATTCATTTCCATTTGTATCGTCAATTTTTGTTCCAATTTTAGGAGAAGTTAAAGTTTTATTAGTAAGTGTATCTGTCGATACTAAAGATACTAAAGTTGAATCAGCACCAGCAGGTAATAACATACTATTGGTAACACCAGCAGAGTGAGGTTGTGCTTTAATTTGCTGACCATGTGTATTAACTTCACAATTTAATTGTATAGCACCAGAGTTTGTATTACCTCTAACAGTTACATGACCTGTGCCTTTGGCTAATAAATCTAAATCAACATTACTGTCATCACCAGTTACCGATATTCTTGGACCATTACCAGTTGCAGCATTAGCAACTGTAAATTCGTTTACTGCTGAACTTGTTGCAGTAACTTTTGCAAGTTCGTTACCATTGGTATCTAAAAGTGCAGTTCCAATTTTAGGTGATGTTAAAGTTTTATTTGTTAAAGTTTGTGTTCCAGAAACTGTGATAAAACCAGTAGTATCCACAGCAGCATTTTGCCAAGCTGAACCTGTATAAACACGAAGCAAATCATCTGTAGTATTAAAATATAGCATACCTGCTGCTAGAGCATCACCATCATTATCTGTGGATGGATCAGATGATTTAGAACCTAAATAAATATCATCAAAAGCATCAGCAGAATTAGCGGCATCTGTTGCACTTGCGGCAGCGGCAGTAGCAGAAGAAGCAGCGTTTGATGCAGAAGTTGAAGCGTTAGATGCTTGTGTAGAAGCAGATGAAGCAGAACTTGCTGCGGCAGTTGCTGAACTAGCTGCTGCGGTAGCTGAGGTTGCAGCATTAGATGCTGAAGTCGTTGCACTAGCTGCGTCTACAATTAAATCATATTTAGCAGAGTTTGCATTAGTTGTTAAAGGTTCTGAACCTGATGCAGTATGTGCTGTGTTTACTATAAAAATATTGTTTGTTGATGTGTCTTTAACTAAATCTCTTATAACATAAGCTGTGCCACTAGACCAATCGCCTTTGAATGTACCAAGTTCTTGTGTAACTGAAAGTTCACCAGAAGAATCAAAAGATAAAACTTTATTAGCTCTATCTGTTGCACCTACAGTAAACTCTGTAGATGTCATAGTATTTGTTCTTGATAATTTTAAAGACCTATCAAGTTCTTCTTGAACTTGTTGTGTGGTCATGGTTGCACGATCCAAACCCTCTTCGTGTGATTCCGCAGGGAATGGATCATTGGCAATATAATCTATTGCCTGTGTTTGCGGAACAGCTCTTCTGATCACAACTGTTTCACCAGATGCAGGGATATTGCCAGAAGTAAATGTTACATTACCACCTGAAGCATCTCCCACGCCAGATACTGTATAATGAGTTGTCAAAGTTTTGACAGTTTCAGTTCCTGTAGATGATCTAATTATTACCTGTAAATCTGTGTTCGCAAATATCTTAAATGTGTAAGCAAAAGCTGTTGTGCTTCCATTACCTGAATATGAATTTTTTACTGTAGTTGAAGATATTGTCATATTATCCTTCTATATAATTATTTTATTGTCTAGGCAACAACTCTTTTGGTTGCTCTTTGACATCTCCTAGTCTCATTGGTTGCAGAAATCCATACTTTTCTTTCTTTGCATTTAGTAAATCTTCCTCTAATTTTTTATACTTTTCAAGAACATCACCAAATGCTTGTTTCTTATGAACCTCAAATATCCTTTGTATAATTCTTTTTTTATTACCATCAAAGTCTAAATTACCATCTTGTTGTCTTTTATAAGATAAAGATTCAAATGTTCTCTCTAATTTTTCTTTCAAAGTCAACCCTCTAACTTTGGTTTTTCCAACTCTTTCTGTCCAATAATCGTAAGCAGATTGACCATCAATTTTATAATCTAATAATTCTATATTATCTATAATTTTTCTTGGTTCAGATAAACCTACTTTTAATCTTGCTATTTCTAATGTTACAGGATCATCTTTTAACTGAGATTTTTTACCCACTAAAATAGGTCCTTGAGTAAAACTTAAAAAAGATATTCCACCTTCAGGATTAAAATAAATAGAGTTAGGATTTCTAACAATAGGTTCACCAGTTAATATATCTCTTCTTGGTTCTAAATAATCTGTTTTAGTTATCAATGGTGTTTTTTTAATTAATTCATCAACAAATCCTCTAGCTTCTAACATATCAGTATCATATTCTGTTATACCTGGAATACCTTGACCTATTAATGCTTGATAAGGAATTGCATTTGCAAATTGTCTACCAACATACTTTTCTAATTTTTGAGGTGTTGTTCTCTGCATAAGTTCAAAAGTATCTGCTAATCCTCTTACATAAGATTTATTAATAGCTGATCTCATTGCTGATAAACCTATAACTGCAAACATATTTTCTTTATCTTCATCATTAATACTATTACTATTTTCACTCATATCTGCTGCAATACCGAATAAATAAAAACGAGGGTCCATTCTATTGTATTGTAAATAAGTTATTGTGCCATCTTTATTTTCTCTTGCAATAGAATAAGGTTGCCATCCATTATTCATCCATGTTTTTTTAATATTAAAATCTTTTGGTCCATTACCTGTTATCTTAGGATATATATTTCCATTTTTATCTTTAACTGATGCTTGAGTTAAATGCCAAGCATACAAAGCAGCAGATATTCCAAATACTTGTCTACCTAAAACCTCTGCTCTTGCTCTTCTATCTCCTGTTCTCCATAAATCTTTCATTGGTTTTGTAAATGAACCATAAACAGGAATACGAGTTTCAAATTGTCTCCAAAGATTTGTAGGTGTTCTTATAAAAGGTGTAAGAAATCTTAAATAAGGACTATTTCTTAAAAATTTCTGCCAAGATCCACCAATGTTCAATAATCTTCCATCTTCTAAACTATTTGTAAATGTTGCTACTCTTGCTTGTTGCAAAGATTCAGCAGCTATTGGATTGTCTTTTACATTAGCCATTCCATTTTTATCAAAACCTTCTTTAAAAATTCTGTCTATATTTGCTCTACCTTCTTTAGATGAAATATCTAAACCTAATTCTAAAGTATTATCTACTGCGTTGGCATACAATCTACCTCTATAATTTAATTGTTTGAATAATTCATCAGAACTCATTAATAGTCTTGTTGGTAGCTCTGCTATTATACCAAGACGATCTATCCAAGTACCAGCTCTACCATCGAATCCAAGATTAGAACCACTAATAGGTCTTACAGCTTTGCCATTTATTATTCTTAAATTATCTTGAGTTCTAGCAAGAGGGTCAAGAATTGCATCACCTTGTTTAAAAGCAATTCTAACAGCATTAAATGTATCACCTATGGTGAACATCATTCCAAAATATTGAGAAGCTCCAGTTCTTATGGATCGCATATTTGCTGTAACAATACCTCCTGCAATTTGTTCTGCTGGTTTTAATAATAGTTCGTATGAGTTTGAAAGAAAGTTTACTGCATGAGTATAAGTTCCAGATAACAAAGAGTTAATATACAATGAGTTAAATACTTCAATACCTTTTTGTGATCTTGTTTTTGATATTACATCTACAGCATCTTTAGGTTTCATGTCTTTTATTTTTTTAGCAAGTACAGCAGGATTGGCATTAAAGTTTTTTATGTTTTTAGCAATATCTTCTACTTCTAAAATTTTACCACCTGATCTTGTAACTTTTATATTACCAGCTTGTGTTATTCTTGCTGCATTTCTTATTTGTTCTTTTAAAGCATAAGTAACTTCTTGAATAACTTTACCTCTCAGTGCTATTTCTTCTTTAGATTGTTTAGACCAATTATCTACGTTTTCTCCAAACTCGTCTAAATATTTTTTTGACACATCTATAAAATCTTGACCAAGTTGCTGTAAAAACATTTTATTGGTAAGCATCCTAACTGTTCCATCTTTTGATCTTACACCTTCTTTTGTGATTGCTTTTAATACTTCTTTTTGATCTCTACCTGCAATCTCTGCAAGTTCTAATGCAACTTCATTTGCTAATTTATCATTTTCTAAAAATTCTTTTGTAATATCATCAAATCCATTATCAACAACATTGTCTATTGTTCTTAATACTTGCTCACCACTTGTAAGTGATTTGGTATTTAATATTTTTTTTATCCAAAGTTCTGCATCTTTTTTTGCAGTTTCTTTTGATTTTGTAATTACTTTTAATGCTTCTTTTGTATCTATTGCATCATTATTTTCTAAAGCAAGTTTTCTTAATCTTTTTGTTTTTTTTCCTTTTTGTGCATCTTTAATAACTAAGTCTGTTTTTTTTTGTAAAACTGCTCTTTTTTCTAAATCTTTTGTTTTTTTCATTTGTTTAAAACCTTTAATTCCATAAAATATAGATTCAGCAACTCCACCAAGTGCCATTCCTTCTAATACATTTTTTAATCTACCTTCCATTTCACCATCTTCTTTATCTGTTGCAAGATATTGAGTAACAGCATTATTTAATACAGGTGAATCAAACTCAACTAACATATCTGATAGTCTACCTTCGTTAGGATCAAATACAGTAAGATCAGCAACTGCACCACCAATCAATGCTCTACCTGTTCTTCTTATTGCTGTGCCTCCTAAACCTGCACCTTTTAAAAATTTAGCTGGTCCTGCATAACCAGTAAGAAATCTTGATATTCCTTCTGTCATATTTCCTGCTAAAGTTTCTGGTTTGTGAAAAGTTGGTAGTTGTCTTTTTTTTGAATACTCTTCTGTTTTCCATTTTGAAGGCGGAACAAATGTTGGTATAAAATCTTTGAACGTAAGTTTACCATCTTGATCTCCAAACTCAAGTCCACCCAATGAAATTATATTTTCATCTAAAAAATCTCCTTGTTCTTCTATGGCATTAAAAACACCTTGTGGTGCAGATAAAGCCATATCTCTTGCAATATTCCAATAATTTGCATCTTCTTGATCTGGATTTTTTACTAGACCTGAATTAACTGGTTCTATCTTAACAGTTTCTTGATTAAATTTTTCTAATGAATTTAAAACTTCTGGAGAAAATTCTGTAGCCATTATCTTGATCTTGAAAGTTGAGATTCTAATATTGGTATATAATCATTCATAAAAGATTGAATATCTTGATAACCATTGGCTCTTGCTAAACTTTCATAAGATTCTATTGTATCTTGATCTAGTGTACCATCAGCAAGTTTTTTCATATCATTTATAGTTGTATTATACTGATCTGTTAAATCTGTAGCAGATAATTGTAAATTAAATTCAGATTGTTTTAAAATTTTATTATCTTCATATTTATTTGCTAAAACAAAAGTAACTGATCTAGCATAAGCTCTTTTTTCTTCTAAAGTTGCATCTGGATTTGAAACAACATAATTATTAATTCTTTTATCATATTCTTGTTCTATCTCTGTTGCAGCTAATCTGTCAGCAAGTGAAGGATCACTATAAGGGTCAGCTATACTTTGAGATAAATCTTTTTTTAAACTTTCTGCATACCCATAAAATAATCTATTGTCTCCTTGTTTTCTAATTAAACTATCATGTGATATTTTTTCAGTTAATACTTTTTGTTCTAAATTAGATATTTGTATAGATAATTTTCCTGTATCAACTCTATAACCATTTGATCTTTTAAAATTTTTTAATTCATCTACTAATTCTAAAGCTCTATCATAATCAGAATTTGGATTACCTTTTACTGTTAGTTCAGATATTTTATTATTGTAAGCAGAGTAAACACCTGCACCAAAATCTTCATCATTTAAAAAATTAGTTCCTTTTAAACTAATATCTAAATCATTAATTTGTTCAGCACCATTTACTTGACCTGCAAATTGATTTATGTCTGATAATAAAAAATCTCTATCAGCAGCTTCTAATTTTTGATCTAATACATTTTTAGGTAAATTAAATTCTTCAACATAATCTTTAATTATTTCTTTAGTAATTGTTTTATATTTTACTTTCATTATTGGATTGTCTGAAGTTGCATACTTTCCAATATTAGAAGTAATTTTATTATTTACATTTACTAAACTATCACCTTGATATGCTTCAAAACTATTTTTTTTTAATTGATAAATACTTGTTGAATTTTGTAAATCTATACCTCTTTCAACTAAATTTTTAACTCTTCTATTTTTTATGGTAGATAATTTTTGATTTACTAAAGGTGTAAATGTATTTTTATAATTATTAATAGCATCTTCTTCGACAATATTTTGTTTTTGTGATTGTATAATTTTATCAGACTCAGAATCTAATTCTAAAATTATTTTATCAGCAACTAATTTTTCTTCATTATTTCTTTTTTTTATAGAATAGTTACTAATAACTTCAGCAGCAGGTAGTAATGCAGCACCAATAGTAGCAGTTGGTGAAACTTGAATACCAGTTCTAACTCCTGGTGCATCTGCTGTGGGTCTTCCTGTTGCTGTAAATGTAGGTATCTTAGGCATAGTTATCCAAATGCTCCTAATAAACTTGTTCCAGCTTTACTATAATAACCAAGTGCTTGTAATCCTGCTTGTCTTTTTGCAAGAGTACCTTGCATACGAGCAAAATTTGCTTCTTCTAATTTTTGAGATTGTTTAACTTTAGAATTATAATCTAAAATATCTTTTTCTATTTCAGCTTGTTCAGCATTTTGTCTTAATATTCTTAAACCTGATCCAGATAATTCTGCACCAGAAAACAATACATTTGTTCTTGTTTGACCTTGAAGTCTTGCAAACTGTTGATCAAATCTAGCAATATCAAATTCTTTTTGTTTTTCTTGTTGTTGAGCTTCTTGTTCTGCTATTTGTGCATTACGATTTTGTATAGCTTGATTATATCTACCAACAGCACTTGCTTGTTGAGCTGCTGCTATTGATGTAGCTGCTGAAATAAAAGGTGCTGCTGGTGCTAAAAATCCCATTAAAATATCCTCGCAAATCTATATTGGTCTGAACCATCAAAACCATAGTGTTTCATTAATCCCTCGTTTTCTAATCCTAACCATTCTGCAAATCTTATACCTTTATCAAAATCTGACCTTACAGCAGTTTGAACTCTTTTAATATTATACTTTCTTGCAACTCTAGCAAAATCTTTCTTGATTGCTTTAGCAACTGACAATGGATGATCCCAAACATCTTGTGTTGCAATCACCCAACCTTCTGCGACCTGACCCCAAATCATTTTCATACCAGCAGCGAAAATTGGTTTCTTACCAACCATGCCTGTAAAAGAAAGGTGGTCTTGCACAAGGTTCATAGCATCACCTTCAAATCTAGCATCCTTATCCATAAGTGCGTGATTCATTTGACATGATAGAATAAATTTTCCATGTTCAGCAGTATAAGGTACTATATATAACATATTATCCATCATTAGTAGTTAATCTTGGGTATAACGATAAAATTGTAAAAGGTAAAGGTTGTGTTTGTCTAACAAAGATAAAACCATCTGTTTCATAGTTTCCTCTAAACTCTACCTCTTTATCTCCTGTAAATGGTGGTATACCTTCATCCATTAAATCAGCAGAACTTCTAAATGGTATTCTTTCCATGTCATTTAAGTTTGGTCCAACTTCAACACCTATTGTTTCAAACATTCTAACAGTAATATCATATATTCTTTTAGTCTTACCTTGTGATGTTCCATTCTGTGAACCAGCATTTAATCTCATAGTTTGTAACAATGATCTATAAGCTAAACCAACTTTAACATTTCTTGATGAACGATCTAAAGTTATACTACCAGAGCTTACAGTTTTATCTGGGTGCGTTGCACCATCTGCTAATATAGAAACAGTTTGTCCTTCAAGATGATCTAATCCTGATATGGTGCTTACAGCACTACCACTATAACTTAATGCACTATCTAAAAAATTAAATGATGTATTATCTGTTTGATCAAAATCAAATACATTTAAAACTTCTACAAATCTTCTAGTAGAACCATTGATTGTTCTTTTAATAATTACATAAACTTCATACTCTGTATCGTCTGTTGGGATTACCGCAACACTTTCACATACTGCTTTACCCTCATCAGTTTTTGCTAATCTAGTAGCATCATCTAAAGATGTAATAGTTAAAAATCCTGTAGACAATGGAGATGTTTCTTTAATGGTAACTACGTTACTACTAACTGTTGCTGTAAAATCAGAGTCAGCATCTATTAATGTTTTTAAGTTTGTAGCTGTTTGATTGTTACTAGATGTTGTGTGAAACTTACCACTTGTAGCAGATGTGGCAGACGTAAAGGTTGTAGTTGTGCCATCTGCTTTTGTTAAAACTATTCTTGTACCATCTGCTATGTTTGCAAAATCAGTTACTGTTATTGTTGCATTACCAAATCTACCACCAAATATATGTCTGTGCCAAGCAGTTACTTGTTGTTCTCTTTGATAAGTTAATGCTACTAACTCACCATCATTTCTTGTAGCGTAAACAATTTGATTTGGTTCTTGTTGATATGCGATTTGTGTCAAACCACCTTCACTAATATGTTCAGCAAGGATAGTCATGTCAGGTGCAATGTAACCATCAACATCAAAGTTGTAAGCTAGTTCTCTTATCTTTCTTTTTGCACGTTGTAAAAATAATGTTGCATTACCTACAGATATAGCATCTACATTTGCCGAGCCATGGTTAGATTGTTTTTTAATTAATATGTTTGTTGGTGTGATAGCACTATCAGTGCCACCACCAGATACAGTAAACTCACCACCTGCTGTGCCAATAATTAAAGTTCTAGTTGCTGTCATAAATCGAATCGCATTAACTTGGTTTGATGCTATTGTATAAATGATTGCATCATCATCTGCTACAGTACCACCTCTGTTTTCATTCATGTTTTCATAATCACCTGACTTTGAAAAGAATACTGTTTGTGGTTGATCAGTTGTTCCTGCAAATACTAATCGTTGTTCAAAAAAGGTTACGCAAGAAGGATGACCTGTGGTGTCAGAAAAAGAACCTAAAGCAAAATCTGCTGAAGCAGTTGCTGATCCTAAATCTTCTATAATTTCTACTGTAATATTTAAAGTATCTGTAACAGCAGTTACTTTCATGTAGCCATCTCTAAATCTAATTAATCTGCCAACATCTGTTGATTGAAATCCTGTATTAGAATTGATACCTGTAATAGCAGAAGCAACAACTGCTACACCTGTTCCTACAGTATGTGATCCTGGATTTAATGTTGTTGTTGTAATGTTATTATCTAAATAAGGACCATCAGTAAAATCTACATCTGTTAGTGTCCAAGATGTATGACCAGTACGAGATAGTTTTTCTACTTCGTGTTCTGGGTGTGTGATGTACATTACGTCTGCTGATTGTGCGAACTTTATATCAAAAAGTTGTGCAGTAGTATAAGGTGTTGCTAGTTCAAAAACTTTATTAGATACACCACCTGAAGCGTAAGCAGTGAATGATGTGCTGTTTATATCTACACCATCTTTATCTTGTAGTTCAAATGTATTGGTAGTTTTATCTGCAACTAAAAATCTTTTACCATTAACTTCTGTCATACCAGAAACACCACTAATTAATACTTCATCACCATTTGAATAACCATGTGAAGTTGCGGTTACGACAGCAGGATTAGCTTGTGTAATTCCTGTTATAGTTTTGTCTCCTTCTAATACAGCACCTTTATCTTTATACACTCTCATTTTTAAATTAGAGAACTCAAGCATATAAGTTTGTGTTGTTGAAAATTCAAAAGGGATTAATCTTGTTTTATTATCGCTATCAGCAACTTCTGCTATAAATGTAGAACCTGGTCTACGAGCTGCTGAGCCATGTGGGTAGACAACTAAATTTTCTAATGTCGAGCAACCTGATGAATATTTAGTTAGATCAGTTCTACCATCTAATCTTGGTGATAGTTCACCACCTGTAAAGTTTGTTAATTCTACAGCTACTCTAGCCATTTATTAAAACCTTGAGTTTATAAATGTACCTGCATCTATTTGATCTGACATACCTAGGTCTTGATCTATGTTTTGACCTTCAGTTGCATCTATAAATCTAGCATCTCTTAATTTATCTTGAAATAAATTGTACATATTAGTTGCTGTTTGATTATTAGAAGTAACTCCAAAAGCTATATCAGCACCTAAAGCAGCAGATAAAGTTTCTCTTAATGACTCATCATATTCATTAGGATCTGTAATTCTAGCAACATATAAAATTTTCATACTAGAAGTATTGCTTAATATCTTTCTACCTTCTACTTTGTAGTTTGAATCATAGTCTAGTATTCTAAGTAATCTTAAACAATCTGCTGGTAGAGTATAAGCAAACTTAAAACCCCATGCAGGAGCTGTAGTGTCTGCTGCTAGTTCTTGTCTTTTTTGTAAGCAGTTCCAAGGATGTGATCTGAATACTGCATCTCTTACTTGTGTAAATCTTTGATTGCAAAGTCTTGCATTTTTTGAATCTTCTGTAAGTGAAAGGATAGTTGTTGCACCTAGTTGATTTAATGCTCCATTACAAATTTCTACTACTGATGCCATATTATTTCCTTATAATATACTTTCGCCTTATCTGTCTATCTTTTTCTAAAGCAAAAATTTCTTCTTCTGTTCGTTCTGCTTTGGTATCAAATCCATAATGGTATTTAGGACCGTGTTTGAATCTGTCTACCAATACATATCTGTACACATAATTATCTTTTTTAAAGTGTAGTACAGGTTTTAATTCTTTAATATTTTTCATAAAAAGGTGGGGATTGCTCCCCACCTAA